GAACCGATTCATCAATTACTAGATATACAAAAAATGAAAATTCTTGGGTTGCTGGTGGTTCGCTTGATTTTAATGATACGGCGTTTAGGTATTTGGCTTGTGATGCTGCCTGTAATAGAATAGCTGTATTGAGTTATGAAGATCATTTTTATGCTACATATAAACTTCCAAGAGATACTGAAGGAAAAAAACAGTGGATTATTGATTACAACAAAACCTATAATTTTTACAATAATACGCAAAGTATAGAAATACTTGGTTATTTGGATCTTGTTTTTTATGGTATACCTTGGGTTAAAATTGAAGATTCTAATATAACTCGAGAAAAACTTGCTGAATTTGAAAGTAATCCTGAGGATTTTAATATGTATTACGCTGGAGAAGTTAAGATATATGATTACGATTATTTGAGTGAATCTTGGCAATTGAGTGAAACTATAGAACGAGTAATCGAAGAGGGTGTTTTTGGTGAATTTAGTTCGGATGGAGATTCTTTTTCTCTGTTTCAGCCTAAATCTATAGAATATATTGTGTTTAAAGATTCTTCGTACATATTTGAGGTTCAGAAAAATAATGTTTATGAATATGATTCGTCATTGTGGAAGATGCAATTTGCTATGCATTTTACTAATCTTGCTTATCATAGGTTTGATGAAGATAACGAGTACCAACTGGATGATTTTGGTTACAGCGCGAAGCTTACAGCAGACGTTCAATACGGCTACAATGCAACAGTAATTTATGACGAGCGTTACGGATATCTTGATAATTTTAATTCAGACGGAGTAATAGCTATTGGAAGTAGAGACAGTCGTAACGGATTTGCCAGCTCTTTCGTGGCTGACAAATATACTTTTAAGGTGTTTTATAGGCAAGAAGGCTCAAGCGTAATCATTAGTCCTGACGGAAAAAGATTATTTTATGTTGATAGAGATAAAAATGTTGTTTGCATCAAAAAATCAGAAGATTATGGTTGGAGTAATTATAAAAATGATCCAGATAATCCATTGGATATACAGAAGATTATTGTTCCCGAAGAAATTAAAACAAGAAATTTTAATTTAAAAACAAACTATGACGGTTCTGTTTTGGTTACTTTTGGTAATAGAGCTGCAGGAAAATACCAAACCGCTAGAAGTTTAATCACCGGAGAGTATGATCAATATTTTGCCGAACTCATTGAGCATTCTTTTTATGAGTTGGGCTCATCTTGGGAGCACGCCGAAATGATATTTGATTTAAAATATAAAGCAAATTCGTTGCAGCAACTTGCTGATGGTCAAGATAAAATTTTTCGCAACAAATACAGTGCCGATTTAATTGTCTCAAAGAATCAATCAGGAAAAATTAAAGCTGCCGCAGTTTTAAATCGGGGTATACATCCTAAAAAAAATTATAACTTGCAATATTATGATGAAAAATTATTTGATCTGGGATTAGAAAACGAAGATTATGGATATGGAATGGCTCATATTTCTTTGCTTCAATTGGATGGAGATGCAGATAAAAAAAGATGGGTGCCTGCAACCAAAGATACAGTTCCTTTAAATTCAATTGATGTAGCTGTTGACAAAAACATGGATACTGTTTACAATTTAAGGTACAATCCTTCTGTTGAATACAAAAATGAGTTGTATAAAAATAACCTTGTTTACGCTAAAACATATCGGCTCGGTCAGGAGGAGGGATTGGTTTATGCTATTCCTCACGATCCGAGTAATACTTTGATCAGAAACGGATTGTTTGATCTGTATTCAATTGATCAAGAAAAGTGGTATGTTTATAAAGATGGAAAGATATATGAAGATTATCTAAGTCGACCCGCTCCAAATATAACCATAAGTGCTCAACAGTCTGATGTGCAGGAATTGGTGCAGAATACAAACTATGGAACAAGGGTATGGCTCAAAGGGGCTTCTGAGGGCGACTCTATAGAGGTATATGAACCGAGATCTGAAACTAATTCAATCAGTTTAACTTCAGAGAATATAAATCCAAGTGTTGATTCTCCTGATTGGATTGCTGATCAATTTTTCTTTGACGCAGATTATGGAAGTAGTGTTACATTTACATGTCAAAATAAAAAGTATCAGTACGCAGATGGTTACTATCTTTATCAACCAGTAGGAATAAACTCTATAAAGATGCAAGTTGATTTGCAATTCAAAAATCGCACAAATCGAGAAACAAATGCGATCATACATTTTGTTGAAAGCCATCTTGGTCAATACGATAAAGATCGCGCATCACCAAATTTAAAATACAATCAAGGAATCGATGGTTTTAGATGGGCAGGTGAATCAACGTTTCATCCATACGATTCTACGGACATGCAGTCGAAAACGTTTTATTGTTTGGATTATAGTCATGCTTTGAATTTCGAAAACAGTAATGATATATCAATTAAATTAAATAATTTTAATACATCTTTACTTAATAAATCTGAGGGTTTATATGTTGCTGGTGCAACAAGTTATTCAAGCGAAGAAAGTTATATTAAAAATGATATTGTATTGCTTGAGGAGAATCATAAATATTATTACTGCATATCTGATACATTTGTAAAAAGTATTGCACCTGCTTCAAGGCGAAATAATTCTGAGTGGACTAGAAATGGGGGGTATTTTGCAGAAATTAATTCAGACGTTTGGACTCGAGATTTTTTATGGAAACCATCTTTGGGTTTAAAGGTTTCTCAAACTCCAAGGTTGAAGGTGTTAAGCTTGACAAAAGATTATACTGAAATACACCGCGATGGAATAAATGAAAATTTACTTGTTCTGGATTTAGAGTTTAATAACCGAACAGATGATGAAGCGCGAGCAATACTTCATTATTTTGAGCATCATTATGGATGTGTGCCGTTTCGATTTAAAGCTCCCGCTCCGTACGAAAAAGAAAGAAATTTTGTGTGTCAAACATGGACGCATACATACAACTATAAAAATAATCACAGCATAAAAGCAAAATTTGAGGAGTTTCCATTCAATCTTCCTGCCGACAAATATGATGCAATTGTAACCCAACCAATTTTAAGGAAGTCTGAGTTTTTGATTGCAGATTCAATTAGGTTTGGTGATACTGAAGAAAATTTAAAAGCAGAAAATAAATTCAGAAAAAGAATAACTTTTAGAAATGCTGGCGATCAAGGCTTGATAATAAATAATGTAAATATAAAAGATGGACCATTTTCGATAGTTGCGAAATTTCAAACCGAAGATGTTCCTGTGTTGATAGAGGGTCGAGATTATGATTACTTTTCAATTTTACCCGCAGGTGGTTCACTTCCTTTTGAGTTGAACAATAGGTCAATTAAAATATTTAAACAATATTCTGAGGGTGTGGCAGGAGGAATTACTTTTACTGTTGTCGATGGTTCTGGAAATAGAATAATATTAGATGGAAAACCTAATAGTTTTTTACAAAATAATACAGGCACAATAAAAAATTTAGTTACAGGAGAATCCGATTCTAGTTACAATGGTTATATAAATGATATGTTTGTTCACAACAACAAAGAGTCGGTCCTCGAGCCAGGGGAAACTGGATATATAGATGTGTATTATAATGGAGCATTGAGCGTAAATGATTTTAATACCGAGGTTGAGGGTGTGGGGGGAATTATCAATGTTACCGCCAAAGAAAAAACTTTTTATGGTGAGTTGAGTTTTGATGTAACTCATAGCGATTCATCAACCGAAACAATAACAACCAATTTAAGCATACAACTTTATAGATAATGTCAAAATCAGAAGCCAATTTAAATAAACAATTATCGTCTCTTCAGCCTGATGCGTTGATTGAGTTGTTTGAGATTGATTTTAGTAATATGCAGGAAAATTTCGAGCAATTAAAAGATATGTACGGTATCAATGTTGGAGCTGACACTGTGTATAGATTTTGTTCGTCAGTGAATTCAAATAACCCAATTGTGTGGCAGGGCAAATCGTACCAACCTATGCCAATCATGGCCGAGGGCTTTGAAAGTAAAAATGATGGAAGGTTTCCTCGACCAAAACTTGTTGTAGCAAATCCTGACGGAATATTTTCGCGAATAATATACAACAATAATGATTTTGTTGGATGTAAAATTACTCGCAAGAGAACATATGTTAGATTTTTGGATGATGAAAATTTTCAAAATAAAAATTTAAATTCAGAAGGAAAAAATCCATTCGGGCAATCCGATAGAGATTCTTATTTGCCGGACGATGTTTATTATATAAACAGAAAAATGTCTGAGGATAAAAATGGCATAAGTTTTGAATTATCTTCTCCGCTAGAATTAAAAAATTCTTGGTTGCCTGCTAGAAAGCTGTATGCAAATCTTTGCACATGGACATATCGTTGTGAGATTGGTTGCGGTTACCGAGGGTTGCCCATTGAAACCGTAGAAGAACAAGACTTGACCGAAGGTTTTGAGCTCAATCAAAGTGCAGGTCCGGGTATAGTGAGTGCAAGTGATTATCCGGCAGGGCTGGACGATATACCTGAATGGTCGAAGCATGGAAAAAACGGATCGCCAGAATCTTCAACAGGATATTCTTTGAATGATGTCGTTAAAATAATTTCAAGAACTTCCGATAATCCATATCACCGTGCACCACAAGTTTTTGTATGTATACAAGATCATATTCTTCCTGCGGATCACCATCCGTTTTTTGATAAAGAATATTGGCTGAAGGACGATTGCTCAAAAACTTTAAAGTCTTGCAAGCGTAGATTTGACTTCGAGGCAACCAATGAATTCGACAGGCCGCTCAAAGAGCATAATAAAGCCAGTAAGGATAGTATATTAAATTTTGGCGCATTTCCTGGTGTAGCAGGGTATGGATACGAAATGTAAAATTAACCAAAAAATATTGCACAAAATAATTGATTATTGCAACCTATATAAAAACGAAGAGAGTTGTGGAATAATTGTTGAATTGAATAGTGTTCAAAGGTTTATACCATGCGAAAATATTGCGCTCGATAAGCAAAAATATTTTGCGCTAGATTCAAATGTTTATATTGATTATAATATTGATGTGATTGTGCATTCTCACTGCTTGGGTAGTGCCGCTCCGTCAAAATTAGATCGATCATGCTCGGATGATCTGGGTCTACCTTTTTTAATTTATAGCACTATTGATGATAACTTTTGCTTATATGAAAATAAAAGTGTAATAGAGTTCAAGGTTTAAGGTTTAAAGTGAATACGGTATATTTACATGGCGGCATCGGTAGGCGATTTGGTAGAAAGTATCAAGTTGACGCGCGCAATTCGCAGGAAGTAATCAAAGCTTTAGATGCAAACAACGAAGGTTTTCTTGCATATATTGTAAAGCAAGAACTAGAGGGAAATAGGCATTTTTTACTTGCCAAGCATCCCGACAAATTAAAGTCTGAAAAAGATTTAATTGATAATATAATTGCAGAAAATGAAATCAATAGAGAAATACATGTTGTGCCAAGTGTCTATGGTGGGGTTGTAAGTAGTTGGTTAATAGGGCTTGGTCTAAGTAAGGCTGTTGCGGGTGCAATGGCAAGCGCTCTTTGGGGCGGACTTGCTCAAATGGCTATATCTGCACTACAGAAAACGCCAGAAGATAAGGTGCAAACTCGCGGAGAGAATAGTTCAAGCAAGTCGTTTCTTCTTGGCGCATCTCGAGAAACTGCATCTCAAGGAGGCTCAATTCCATTGGGTTATGGGCGGGTGTTTATTGGGCCAAGTTTGGTTAGTCAATCAATGACTACAACTAGATTGCCAATAAAAAATAATAAATCTAAAATTCTAGAATCTTCTAGCCAACTCAAATTTTCACATTTGATATGCGAGGGACCAATTGAGGGGCCCGTTAATGAATATGGTGCAAAAGTTGATTCTTGGTTTACCGATATAAATGGTATAAAAGTTCCCCATGAGGATGTACAGAGATCTTTATATATAAACGAAAATCAATTACTGAAAGGAGAATTTTATAATTATAATTTAAACGAAACTGGAGACCTTCCGTCAATAAATATTAGCAAAGAAGATTCTAGAATACTGGACGATAGTGTTAGTATAGTTCATACAATAAATCAAGAACTGTTTGGAGTGTCGCCGTATTTTATTAGCGAGCTCGATAAAAGTTCTGATGGTTCAGTAACCCCTGAAAGCAAAAGATCTACTTTTATATCTCAATCAGAAGTTTTTCCTGAACAAAAAGATGCCGAGAAGCCAACAATATTTTCTCATAAAATATCAAACATAGATACTCGTGAACTTGTTATATCATTTAGATCTAGTGTTTTTGTTCAAGCTCAAGGTGATGGCGAAACAAAGGCGGAAAAAGTATATTTTGGAATATTTGTGTTAGGGGATGATGGCAAACGCGAGAATGTACTTGAAAGTCCCGCGAATTATACATTAAGATTTAGTGGAAGTAAATTGATCGATTCAAATGGAAACGAATTGAATGTTTATAAAGACGAAAACAATAGAATGTATGTTTCTGGAATTGCTACTTCTTCATATCAATTTGAGTTTTTTCTAAGATTTAGAAAAGAATTTAAGAAAAATACCCCAACCATACAGATTGTAAAACTGAGCAAAGAGACGGATGTTGCTGCTGCATCAAATATATATACAACATGGACAACCACAAAAAGAAAATGGTATGGTGCGAAAAAAGTAACTCAGCACTCCAAAACAGACTGGAATAGTATTGGCGGCCAAGGAAGAACCAGAAGCATATCTGTTTCTACTATAGAGGAAAGAATACCTGGAAAGTTTTCAAATCCTAACGCAGTAACTTCGAGAATAGTTATCGATAGTTTAAACTTTGCCTCTCAACCAACATTTATGTGGCACCTCAAATTAAAAAAAGTTCTTGTGCCTAGTAATTATAATCCTATAACTCGTCAATACAATGGTCCATGGAATGGTTTGTTTAAGGGTCAAGAGTCGGGGCAATCAATATATTCTATTGATGAAAGAAATAAAGAATGGACAGATAATCCTGCTTGGATTTTTTACGATTTAGTTTCTAATCCAACTTATGGATGCGGTAGATATGGCGTCGAGCAAAACGATATTGATAAATGGCAAGTTTATAAAATTGCAAAGTATTGCGATCAAATGGTTGAAACAAATTACCCAATACAAACTGATACTGGATTATTAAAAGCGTTTGAGTTTTATGGTTCTGGAGACTTGACGATTAATAGTGGTCAAGTGGGAAAAAATAATACAGCTCACAGATTTAAAATAAAGATAGATAAAACAAGATATTCAAAGGATCAATATGGAAATATAAATTTCGAAGAAGCTAATGACATTGGATTTGAAACATATCATGAATTTTTAGAATCTGGAGATTATACTCTAACAATTCCCGAGGGAGTTGAGCAAATTGAGGTGCTAACTATTGGAGGTGGTGGTAGTGGTCAAGCTTTGAATGGTGTACCAAATCATAGTTGGTTGGTTCCTAATTTTAGTGTTTTAGACGGTAATAGCGGTGAGCGTTCTATTGTTTCATCTAGTTCTGGGTGGAGTGTCATTTCGCAAGGCGGAATTGGTGGAGGTTTGCAAGGTGAAGATGAAAATTTTGTTGATGCACCAACGAACATAATTGAATCTCCAAATAATAAATATAGAGTATATGCACAAAAACAAGGTTCACTTCCGAAATTAAAAGATGGTGATGGAAGAGATAGGTTGGGCACTCAAGATCTTTTAATTTCGCCTAGTCATGGATCCAAACAGGGACAAAAAAGAAGTTCGAAGACTAGTTCAGGCAAATCCTCAAATACTCCTGGTTTTGGAGCAGGTTCCGGGGCAAGTAGTCAATCATATAATGTTAGTAAAAAAACATTTGCTTTTGGGCAAAATATAATAGGTGGAGGATCTGGCGCTGCCTCATTGACAAGATTTGCAGTATCTGCTGGAGATACAATTACTATAAATGTTGGCGCAGGAGGAGATCGCGTCCAGGGAAAATTTACAAATGGAAACGATTTTTCTAGATCTGCAAAAGGGGGATCTGGAAAAGTGGTTATTGAATATATAACTAAAGGTGGCAGCTATACAGGGTTGTCCTCTAGGCAACAGTTTGTTAAGTCATTTGGCGATGGAGATCTTTTTAAAGGTAAATCGGTTGCTTTTTTTATCAACAAACATAATTACGGATCGAGTGCGCTTGGTTACAAGCAGCAAATCAAAAACAAGTCTGTATTAAAACAAAACTGCTCGATAGAAAGGCGGCAAATTGTTAACTCAGATGCAGATAATTTCACCATCGATTTACTGGGAGAAGATTTTACATTTCATGAAAGTGCTTTTGATGGCCTTATTGAAACACTGGATAAACCATTAAAAGGAGGAATTAGTGTTGAGGCAGGCTCAAATGTTGTTTCTGGAGAAAATACAGAATTTATCGACGAATTAAATGCTGGAGATAAAATTAAAATATCAGGCCAAGAATTTACTGTGCAGGAAATAAATAGTGACACAGAATTAATTTTAGATGATAATCATATAGAAGGCGCAGAGAGTGTTGTTGCGTATACCCAACAAACAAGCAAGCGATACATAATGTATGGTGCCTGCGCGGCAGAAATTGATCATCCAATTGTTGAGCCAAGATTTACTGCTAATTTATATATGAAGGATGCAGTTGAGTCGATAAATATTTTAAATATGTTTGCAAATATGTTTCGTTCGAGATTGTCTTATAGCTCGGGAAAAATTAGTATACAACAAGACTCAAAATTTTTACCCATACAGTTGTTTAATAATACAAATGTTTCGGTCGAAGGCTTTACGTATTCTGGATCCCAAAAAGATCAGCGCTTTTCTGTTGTTAAGGTTATGTTCAATAATAAAGAAAATGAATTCAATCAAGAGTATGTATATGAAGAAGATACTGCTGCTATTCAAAAAATAGGATTAATTGAAACTGAAATAAATGCATTATCTGTATCTAGTGAATCAGAGGCAAGAAGGTTTGCTAAATGGATATTAATGAGCGCTCAATACGAGCAAGAAGTGGTTAAGTTTACAACTGGACAAGAAGGAGCCTATACATTTCCAGGTGCTGTTATAGAAATATATGATCAAATGAGAGCAGGAGATTTAAGATCTGGTCGAGTGTTGAATATAATAGATGAAGCTGGTATAGGAGCTGAAACATATATTTTAATTGATAAAAGCATATTAAAAGAGCCGGTTCTTGGTGATGTTGAATTTACTGTATCTGCTGGTGCGGATAATACAACACTGGAAAAAATAGAAGCCAGATCAAGAAACGAAAAATTTATAGATGATCAAGATTACGAAATAGAAAATTTAAAATCTCAACAAATTTTAAAGTTTCAGGCTAGAATGATTCCTGATCAAGGCGAAAGTAGGTCAAGAATAATTGACATGGTTGCTAAAATGCAATTTGACGTGTCTCTTGAAGAGAGCGTGTTAAAAGTATTTTATCACGGATTTCAAGATGGAGATAAAATACGATTTGCGAGCGATGGAGTATTGCCGTCAGGCCTCTCCCCTTTTGAAGAATATTATGTTATATGTTCGACAAAACATTCTTTTAAAGTATCACTAAATCCTCCGGTATATCTAAGTGGGGTATTAAGTTTGATCTCAACCGGAAATTCTGGATTAGTTGCGAACATTGTGAATGGAAGTGGAACTAGTTTCACAACGGAATTAAGTGTTGGTGATCATATAATAGTCGACGGATTTGATTTTGTTGTCAAGGAAATAAAAAGCGATTCGAGGCTGATAATAAATAAATCTCATGCTCGTGGGTTCAATCAAGAACGGGCATATACTAATATTATTCCTGTGAATTTATTTGACTCTGGAAAAGATAGGCTTCTTAATATCGGTGGGGAGCATTTTGTTATGCCTATCGATCAGAATAAAACGCAAGAAAAAATCAATCAAATCATGATTGGTGCAATTTATTCGATACGTGGAGATATTGGACTTATTCAAGACAACAAGAATGAAGTAACTTCCGAAAATCTTGCAAAAATTGGCGTCAATGAAATATTAACCGATGATTGGTTGGCTTCAACGATGTTTGGCCAAGTAAAAATTGTTGACACAAATTGGATGTACGCAAGAAACTTGGGGTGGATATATATAAAAGATATATTGAATAGACAAATTGAAAATACAAACGAATACTTTTGGTTTTATACAGGTCAATTTGGTTGGGTTGGCACCACAGAAACCTTGAAAAATATTATTTGGTACGTTCCTGCTTTGCGTCAAAATAAAGATGGTGCGACGGGTTTTGTTAATATAAAATATAATGCTAGCTCTGGTAACATATCTAATGTTTTTGTATACTATAATAGTGTGTTGGGTTTGGATGAAGACATACAAGTATTTAATCTTGGTAGCTCGAACAAGAAATTGGGAAGACTGTGCGAAGTAAAAGAAGTGAAAATAGATGGTCCTTATGGATATGTTTTAAATATATCAGACTACGATGAGGATATAGGTGAATATACTGCGCCCAATCATAGTGATGTATTTAATCAAGAAAAATATGATGCAATTAAAATAGAGTCTGCATCTCAAGTATATCCAGGAGAGTCTCTTCAACAAAGGTATGCAATAAGATTAAATATAGAAAACAATCTTGAATTTGATCTATCAAAAAATTATAATATATTTATTCAAGGAGTGACTGGAGTTAATTCTGGATTGATTAATAAAACATGGAATTTTATATTTATAAACGAAACAACAATAGAGCTTACCAACTCTGCAGAGGTTTCTGAATATATAGAAAATGAATATGATTTTACGGATGCATATCTTTATCTAGTGAAAGAATTCGATCATGATCTTAAAAAATTTATTGAAGGTAAATATTTTAAGGTTTTAAATAACAAAGAAGTGGGAGATGGGAAGTATGAAATTACTGCAACTGAATATTCATATGATAAATTTGATGCGATTGATAAAAAAGGTGTAATTCGAAAACCAGTTATTCCGATTCCTCCGCAAGAGGGAATGGAGGTGCCAGAGCCTCCAACAAATCTAGTATTAACAAGCTCCACAGAATAAATGTCTACTTCAATCACAGTTGAATTTCAAGTCAATGATCTTGATGCGAATTATGAAGTGCTTGGTACCTCTAACAATTATTCGTTTCAGGAAAAACTAGGGCTTGGCTCAAGCCTTGTGTTGAATGAGGGCGAGGAGTTTATTAAAGCTATACCCCTCAAGGGTCATTATGGAGTTTTTGATATACGAGTTTTTGCGGTAACAGATATAGGCGTTCGATCTTCTTCTTTGATTGGTTCTGTGGAAGTTTTACCCAAAGAATTAGAAAATACTTTTACATTTTCAGATATTACTTTAAATAATAATAGGTATGAAAATTTAGAATCTAGCGTAACATATGCACCTCAATCTCCTGGCGATAAACTTGAAGTTGATTGCGAATTTGCAGATAAAAATATAAACTTTAGTTGGTCGCTGACTCCTCCCGGCGGCCACCCGCTGGAAGGAACTGCTGTATCAAATCAATTGTTAAATGATTCATTTTTTTCTGGTTTCAAGATAAATATAAAAAACAATGGTCTGTATATCGACCTTGATTCCGCCGGATTCTCTAGCGCATCATTAGATTCTTTATCGAATACATTTGAGTCGGATCGAGAAAATGTGACTGAAATATTGCAAAATTATAGAGATTTTTATTTAAATTTAGATTCAAATGTGTTTAACGATCTCGACTTGTCAAGAAACGTCGAGGTTGAAATCGTTTCTGTTGATAAATTTGGAAGAGAAGCTACTGGAATTATTCGAGCCAAAAATCCAGAACCGATTGTATCTAATTTAACTCACTCAGTGAGGGGTTCAGAGGCTAGTTTTTCTTGGAGTTCTTCAGATGTTGATTTTGATTCTGTTGATATAAATGTACTTGCTGTTCCAGAAGGAACGGAACTTCCTTTTGAAACAGATTTAGAAGCAAGCGCTAGATATTTTCAGGAATTGAAACAAGCAAAGCAATACAATAAATATGCAGGAGCAGCTTACCAAGAAGGCGAACAGGCTGTATATGGAGGAAAAGTATATGCATGCGTTGAGTCTCACACTAGAACAGCAAATGAGGTTCCTGATTCATCTGCTCGATGGGAATTAGTTGGGAGCGTTGTTGATTTTAATTATTTTTCTTCAGTAGATGATTTAAATAAAAACCTGATAGAAGATGCTACTCTTTCTTCTTCGGATGATTATAATAATACATTTTCTGTTTCTCAATTGTGGGGTTATGAATATTATTATACGTTTCAACCATATGATGGGTTTGGTCTAGGAAAAGTATACAACTTTACAAACAATGGATTGGTTGATCAAGATGAACCTAATAGTGTGCTTGATCCATTGATTACTAATATAAAAATCGATAACCTTCGCTTTAGGGAAGTTAAAGATGATCTTGTATTTAATTGGGATATTGTTGATCAAGATGGTAATCTTGTTGATATAAATCAGTATAAGTTCTTGTTTGGCGGAGCAGATAGCCCATCACTTTTGGGCCTTAGTGGTTCACTGTATGATGTAAATACTCGACAAACAATCACTGGGATTACGGAGGGTTACAATTCTAAGAGTTTGGATTTTGATGAAAATGGAGATCTTATTGTTAATGCAAATCTTCCATCAGCCAAAGTATTTGATCAATATAAATATACGCGCGAATTAAATAATTCAATATATGGAATCGGCGGATTTCCATCTGATTATCAAGATTATAATGATCAAACAACATATAATTTGGGCGATCATGCGTTGTCGAATTATAATATATATACTTCTAATACAAACAATAATACAGTTGCTCCAGTATATTCTGTATGGAAAGAATCAGAAACATATTTTGCGGCGACATCT